GGAATAGGCTATACTAGTCTCATGTTCGTTTCCGAAGCAGTAACCGTAACCACGTCCGCAGCCGTGTTGGTCGACCCCGATAGGGGCCGCATCGGCACTGCTTCCGCTCCCCAGCTTTGGGTGATCTACAACAACGACGCCTCCGAGAGTATCTACCTCGGCGACGACACGGTCACCTCCTCCACGGGCATCCCCGTGAAGGCCGGTGAGTACTTCACCATCCCGCTGTGGGGCAAAGAGCAGATCTACGCCATCGCTGGTGCGTCCGTGAATGTCCGGCTCGCCCACACCAACGGCGTGGACGGCGGCACTCCTCCCGTCTTTGAGCTGTAGTACTGTGGTATCCTACGGAGTATGGCAACTCCCTGGGAAACAGAGCAGGCCCGACGCAAGGCGCTCATTGAGCAGATCTACTATCAAGAGCTTGGTCGGAGCGACGTAGACGCAGAGGGTATGAAGTACTGGATGGACCAGGCTCATACCCTCAACAACGACAGCAAGCTGCGGGACTACATCCGTAGCGCTGCCGGTGTGACCGGACCAGCCGTCAATCCTGACCTCACCAAGGATCAGACGTATGCTGCGTACCTGCGGCAGATGCAGTTCGACGAGGCCGGTATCCAGACCAGCCTCGATCGAGCACGCACCAACGCCCAAGCGGCCATCGCCGCACAATCCCCGCTGTTCGACCAGCAGAGGGCGCAGGCGCAGGACAACGTGAACGACAGCTTCGAGTCCCGAGGCATGTTCCGCTCCGGTGGTCGCCTCGCCGCAGGGGCAGAGTCCCGAAACGCCATCGACACCAATCAGCGCCAGTTCGAGACCGGCCAGAACCAGAGCATCGCAGACGCAGAGTTCAGTGCCTCCCAGGACATTGCTTCTCTCCGTAGGCAGAAGGCCGAGCAGGAAGTTGCCGCTCGCAACCGGCTGACCCAGGGCAGCGTCAAGTAATGGCGACCGCAGGCGGTTACACCTACGACGACCACAACGCCGGGGCAACCCAGAGCGTCCAGAACGAGAAGCTCCAGCTCCTCAAGTCGATCGCACAGCACGGCTCCCGTGGCCAAGAGGTCTACGAGATGGAGAAGGCTGCCGAGGCAGCTCGACGTGCAGGTGCGATCACCGCCTCGACCGATGCGGGCTCGACGATGACCAACACAGATACGGTCACCGCCGAGCTGGCACGCAAACGGGCGGCGCTCAACGCTGGTCTCGACACGGCGGCAGCGAGCAAGGGCACACAGTCTGCCGACGACTTCGCTCGGCTCTCCGCAGCCTCCGGTGCGTACATGGACCAGACTGGTGCCTCGGCCGCACGTAACACGGAGATCCTCCGGGAAGAGCTGATTGCCGCTGGTGAAGAGAGGGACGCAGCCGCAGCCGCTGCCGCTCGGAGCGCTGCCAGCCGCAGCTACAGCCCGTCCGGGAGCAGCAGCTCCGACGATTCCGGCTTCAGCTACAACTACGAAGAGCCCTCGACCACGCCTCTCACCGAGAGCAGCGATCCGGCCACGGTCGCCAACGCAGTGCGGGACCAGCTCTCAGCGATGCAGTCTCAGGGCGTGGGCTCCGAGGCGATGGGTGACTGGCTCGTGGACTACCTCGATGCCAGCCCGCTCGGCGCAGCGCAGATCGCTCAGATCACCGCCAGCATGGACAACTCCTTCGGGCTCACGGATTCCGGTAAGGCCGGTAAGTCCGAGCTGAAGGACTACTTCTACCCGGAGGCCCCGACGACCAAGCAGGCTGAGACGGCCTCCTCTGCGGACAACAAGTACAAAGCTCAGGCCAAGACCGCCACCAAGCCGAGCACGACGAAGAGGACCACCTCCACCTCCACCCGCAAGTTCATCGTGCCGAAGCCGGTTGCGAAGAAGGAGCCCATCAAGATCTCCACCTCGGAGTACAACAAGATGAAGGCGGCGGGCGTCTTGAAGTATACTAGGAACCTAGGCCGAGGGTACACCTCGACCAGGACTTACACACTCTCTGAGTGGAACAAGCTGCCGGTTGCTGACCAGGAGAAGATCATGGAAGCCTACGAACTCCACAAGAAGAACACCGCCTCAGGATTCCGTTCGAGGAATATGCGGTAATGGGGAAGCTGGACGATCGCCGAACAGGCAGCTCCACCTCCTCCGCAACCAGCACGACAAGCGCATCCTCCGCAGGGGGTAGCTCTCGTCTTGAGCGCCGTAGGCAGCTAGCCGCACAGACCGAGCAAGCCGAGGAGATCGGCAAGATCAACGCTGCCCAGCGTGACATCGATCTCGTGGTAGAGGGCAAGCCCGAGCAGGTCAAGGACTGGAAGAACATCGCCTCGCTCGCCACCAGGCTGAGCACGGTAGAAGATCCGCAGGCCAAGGAGACGCTGAACGCTCTCCTCTGGACCTACGGTGAGCAGATCAAGCCTCACACCGAGGCGATCGGTGGTAAGTACTGGTGGGACCAGAACTACACCGAGCAGCCCGAGGTTGACCGGCCCTGGTACGCAGGCATCGTTGAGGGCGCAGCCCCGGTGTTCGACTACCTGGACCAATGGGGCACCTCGGCCCGCTCCGCCATCGCTGGCGTCGAGTCAGCACTCACAGACGACGGGCTCTCCGCTGGCGATGGCATCCGCCACGCTGTGCGGCAGGGCACCAGGGCCATCGATCCGACCCGAGCCCTCCCTGGGTTCGACGGGATCTCCGGTGGACTTGAGAACGTAGAGGACCCAACGATCATCAAGAGCGGAGACGGCCAGCGGGCCAAGCTGCTCGACAACGATGGCGACGGACAGCTCAACTTCCGTGAGGCGCTCGGCAAAGAGGCAGACAGCGGCGGCAAAGGCCTCGCCATAATCGACTTCATCGGCTCCATCGTCACCGACCCGACGACGTACGTTACGTTCGGCGGCTCGGCGATGGCCAAGACCGGTATGCGTGCTGCCGAGGAGGCAGCACAAGAGATGGCCGAGTCCGGCATCAAGGGCATGTCCCGAGAGCTGGCCGAGGAGATGAACCAGACGATCGCTCGTCAGGGGTTCAAGGCTTTGAACGAGGAGCAGCAACAGCTCTACAAGTCCCTCCTCCGCCACGCCAATGACCTCGCTGCCGAGAAGGGCGGGCGCACGACGACCCGTCTGGGCCGGGATCTGGTCGAGACGCAGCTAGAGGCTGTCGGACGTGGGGGCCAGTCCGGTATGAGGCTGGCCGGGAGCACGGTTATCGCCCCATCCAAGCTCGGTGACCTCGGTAGGGCCACCGGATTGCTCGGAGATGTGGCCTATGGGCGCAAGATTCTGGACGAAGGCGGCGAAACACTCACCACAGTCATCCGAGAAAGCGTCCAGCAGGGGCTTGTAGGGCGTCTCAGGGACATCCCAGCCGTCGACAAGGCTCTGAGCAGCCTCGACCTCTACGGGGCCGTCAGGGCTCGATTTGGCGGCGCTGTGGCGGACGGGCTGAGGGAGTCCCTGTCCATCACACGCTCCCAGGAGAACGAAGTCAAGGAGGTCATGGTCCGCATGGGTGCGGATATGCACAAGAATGGCCTCCTCAAGAACGCAATCGAGGAAGTTGGGGACCAGGAAACCCTTGAACGGGCCATGAACGAGTTCATGTCCTCCGGTGGTAACCTAGATGAGGTGGTCTCCGTAGGTGGCGAGGCCACCAAGCAGCTCTTTGAGACGATGGTCGACGTTCGGACCGAGATCTACCAGGCTACGCTCCGTGGAATGGGGTACAGCCGGGAAGATGTGGGCCGGATCATCGCTGGAGACCTCGCTCCCCCCTCGAACCTACGGGATATCAACACATACGTCCCCCGTATCCTCACTGACGCAGTCCGCAACGACTCAAAGCTCCTCGCTGAGATCAGAAACCTCTCAGACGACGCAGCGAAGGACATTGAGGGCGGCGGAGTCAGCGATGGGTTCCTCAAGCGGCGTGGTATCGCCCGATCGATGGACGATCTGTTCGAGTCCAACGATGAGGCCAAGCGAATCTTCGATCATCTCGACATCGACGCTCCCGAACAACTGTTCGAGACCAATGTTCCCGCTGCCCTGGTGGCGAGGAGCGAATCAGCCTTCCGAGCTGCCGCAGATGTGGACTTGCTTGACAATCTGGCCGACCTAACCGGGCCAGGCGGTATTCCCCTCGGCTTCCGTGCCGTAGGGGACGCCTCCCTCACCGCCGAGGCGATGGCAGAGAAGATGATCAAGGATGCGGGCGGCAGGCTGGCCGATTATCGCAAGGTCACCCTCCCCAACGGCACGGTCTACCGTGTGCACGAAGAGCTGGCCGCTCCCCTTGAGGATGTGCGCCGGATCTTCGGAGATCCGAAGGAGATCTCGGCGTTCGGCAAGTTCTTCGACAAGATGAACAACCTCTGGGCCGTGACCGCCACAGTCGGCGCAGTCAACCCCGGCTTCCACGCCAGGAACTCGCTCGGCAATATGTTCAATGCCTTCCTCGGCGGCACCCGAGACCCCTCGGTCTTCGGTAAGGCCGCTGCGCTCCAGGACAAGCATCGGGACATCATGAAGGCCGTCCGTGAGAGCGGCGAGACCTTCGAGACCGCAGCCCGCAACCTAGACATCGACCCCAAGGACTTGGACGTGCTGCTCCAGGCCCGCAAGCTCGGTGTGCTCGGTGATGGCCGGTCCCTCGATGTCCTACGGGAGACAGCCGGTGAGGGACAGGTCGCTAAGGCAGGCAGCCGGTTCAACCCTATGTCCGAGAAGAGCCTCCTCACCTCGATGGGCCGCACAGTCGGTGGCGGGGTCGAGGGCAACGCCCGCCTCGGTGTCTTCATCGATCAGCTCAACAAGGGTGCTAGCCCGCAGGCAGCAGCAGCGCACACGAAGCGCTACCTGTTCGACTACGGCGATCTCACCCGCTTCGAGAGCGAGACCCTGCGCCGAGGCGCACGGTTCTACACCTTCACCCGTAAGAACGCAGCGCTCCAGGCGTACGCCCTGACCAGGTACCCTGGACGGGTGGCCAACGCCGAGGAGACCGTGAACCAGCTCATCGAGCTGGCGACCGGGACCCCCGAGCACGGTGAACAGGACGTACCTCCGTGGATGAAGGGCGCTCAGGTGCGCAGCCTCGGCGGAGCAGACGCAGCCGTGGACTACGACACGCCGTTCTCCTCGTTCATGGAGACGGTTGGTCTGGTGTCCCCACTCATCCCGGACAACTCCCCCGAGGCAGCCTTCCGTGAGCGGGAGAGCTTCATCTCCAGGTTCGAGAGCCTGTTCTCTGGCGTAGGCGCTAGCACGATCGACTACCTGGAAGAGCAGAGGACCGGTCGTGACTCGTTCACGGGCCGGGTGCTCACGCCTCCGGGAACGATGAAGGACGGCGAAGATGTCGGTAAGCTCCGAGATCACTGGCTGTTCCGAGCAGTAGACACAGCGGCTCCGGTCACCTCCCGCCTTGAGCGGCAGGGCCGGAAGCTCGGTGTTGGTGCCAACGGCGAGGACCAGGAGCCCCCCGCCCTGGCGCTGGCCAACATCCTGGCAGGTCTCCAGACCTACGAACTGGACGACGACACGGATGACACCTCACGCTATGTGACGGAATCTGTGCTAGCTGATGCGCTTGAGGATCTACGCAACAGGGGTATCGATGTTCCCTCGCTCGACGAAGCTCGGGCAGCGGGAGAGCTGGCACTCAAGGACCGTGTGGTCGAGGCGCTGCTCTACTCGTGGGAAGAGACTGAAGACGGCGAGCTGGTGTGGTCCGAAGCGGCCAAGGATGACCGGCTCCTCAACATCCTGCCCAAGGATGTGCGGGTTGCCCTCGGTCTCCCGGAGCCGAGCACGGCTCAAGGCACGAGCCGGGGTGCACGCCCCGAGTACGCCGAGGGCTCCGAGGGAGCTGCGGCCGTACAAGCGTTCGATGACGCACAGATCATCGGGGCCATCTCCCAGTACCTCGGCCGTGAGCTGAGCGACGATGAGCTGGCCCGTATGCTGGTAGCCCTGCCGGGTGCGCCGAGCAACTCCATGCTGGAGGATGAGGGCCTTGAGCCGATCCGTACCAGCAACAGGTTCGACCCGAAGGCGGTCGAGGATGAAGAGGCCGCACGAAGCGAGGCCATCGCAGCGTTCGAGCAGCGAGCTGCCAACGTTGGTATGGATCTCGACTACCTGCGGGAGCTGCGACCAAGGCTGTCGGACTTCGAGCGCCTGCTTCAGGAAGCCGAGTCGGCGAACGTGGCCCACGACGATCTCCTCACATACATCATGTACGCCAAGGACGAAGGCGGAGGAGGCATCCTCTCCCGCAACGACAAGGCGTTCCTCAACGTCCTATACGGTGGCGAGGCGATGGACGGAGCGTTCGATATCACGAGCACTCGCATCCCGGAGTTCACCGAAGAGGATGCGGATAAGGCACGAGAGAAGGCATGGCAGGTCGAGAGCGAGATGCGGCTTGTCGCTGATCTCTGGGATCTGCCCCAGCCGACTGACCAACAGGTCCGGGACTACATCCTCAACGTGCAGATGTCCGGCGCTGAGCTGGACCTCCTCGATGAGGTCAACCTCCCCAATGCGAAGAACCGCAAGGATGTCCGATCGTACCAGCAGAAATATGAAGACGCCTCCCGAGAACGAGAGGCGTCTACAAGTGGTCTTCGGTTTGAGAACTAGCTAGGAACGCTTGCCCCTGCCAGTCATGTGAGCCCTGGTTGCTCGGCGTGAGTCATCCATATGGACCTGCTTACGCTTACGCTTCTTGCTCTTACGGAGGGCGCTGGTGGTCTTGCCCGCCTTCATTGTGGACTTACCGCCAGGCTTGCCGCCAAGAGCAGCCTTGGTTCCCTCGGCCATGTTAAGTACAGAGCCCTTGCCCGCCTTGGACCCTGACTTGCGGCTCTTACGCCTGCGTGCGATCTTGTCTGCGGCAGATTCTTGGCTCAGGGAGAGGCCGATCTTGGCCTTGCGCTTGCTTCCCCGTAGGTCGACGACGTGCTTACGTCCTCGCTTGGCGGTTTCTTCGTCGTATTTCACCATCAGCTCAGCTCACTCAGCTCGGCTTGGAACTGGGCCTTGGTCTGGACACCAGCTAGCTGACTGATATAGGCGAAGGTTGCCTCGATCGCCAAGACGATGACACCGAATTGGACCTCGGTGATATCGATAGCGTTAAAGGCCACGCCTACGGCGAACACGGCATTGATGAGTCGGATGAACCCCGGCTTGGTCGAGAGGAATCTCTTGAGAGCAGTCATGATCCTAGCATACCATGGTTCCCGGACCGGGGCCGGGTAATGGAGCTGTGCCATTACCCGACCCAGTAGCTCGTGGTCAATCGGGATCATGTGAACCGAGGCCCCGTGCCTGCCTTGCGTTCCCTCACGTAGGACTTACAATGCCCACACTGGTACTGTTGGTACTCCACCGTGTTGGTGGTGACTGTGCCCCGTTTCATCATACGACCCTCGCCGCCGCACTTCGGGCAGGAGTTGAGGCGACCGGAGATGATGGCCATGTTCGGGTGGTTATCGATCCACCCGTTTTTCAGGTAGGTCTCGTATACCTGACTGAGGAGCACCACGTCCTGAACGTTGTAGTCCCTCATGGTCTGCCACATATCCGGGTCGGCGTTCTCGTAGATCTCTTGCCACATCTCGAAGCCGAAGTGGGGGAGCTTCTTACCGAGACCGAGGAACTTGCCGATGTCGTTTAGCGAGTTGCTGTTCATGCGGAAGTGCCTACGGGAGACGAGCGTGGTGTCCACTTGCTTGTATGGCCGAGGCCGCTCAAGCCCGTGGTAGAGGAACCGGGTCTGTGTTTCCTTCTGGTCGAAGCTGTTGCCGTTGTGGGCTACGATGACATCGGCCTGGTCGAAGAGCTTCCACAACTCTTGCGCCACCTGCCGATCGTCACGCCGGTTGCGCTTGTACGCCCTGGCGAAGTCTGTCTGCCCGATGACCTGGATTTCGTCGTCGCCCTGCCCGTACCACTTGTAGGCGAAGCAGAAGAGATGCTTCTGCTCGACGAAGTGCATGACATTCTGCTGCCACTTGGCCCAGGTCGAGCCGACGTTGTAGCTGGTCTCGATGTCGTATATGAGGATCTTCGGTTCTTTCATTCTGTCTCCTTGTCTCGGAGCTGGGTTCGGAGTCTGGCGTTCTCGTCACGTAGCTCACTGATGATTGATCGCAAGTCTGCGATGTTGCTCTTATTCTGGCTGAATGCGAGTCGAATGGTCCAAATCAATAAACCGCCCACACTGACTCCGCCGACTAGCTCGGGGATGTCAATGAGATCTGTAGTCGACACAGCGATGAAGCCAAGGTAGGGAAGGGACACCTTCGCCATCCATGACGCTGGTAGCCCAAACATCACTCGATCTCTGCCTCCATCTGGCCTAGGTGCCAGGTCAACATGAACACTCCTACTGCTCCGAAGAGCGCTGCTGTTCCCCATACGTTGGTTGTTCCTCCGTGGGCTAGAGTGGCGAACCCTTCAGCCCGTCCCCAAGTGGCAAGTACCGATAAAGGAAGGGCCAGTTGGTGCAGTAGATGAGATGGTTGTAGTGTCAAAGCTATTAATACCACCACATACCCTAGCAGTAGAACAGAGATATCAAGTCCTGCGAATGTAGTACCTACGGTGGAGAACTGCTGAATAGTACTGAACGCAAGGGCCATGCTGGCGGGCACAGCCCTTGCGGCCACTTCATCTCTCATCCTTGAAGCGCCAATAGATCGCCGATGAACCGTTGGTACGCCTCCTCGGCGATTGCCTCGGAGCTGACACCTCCGCCTGCGGGCTGGTCCACCTTGGTGGCGAGCGCCTGGAGGGCGGCCCGATCGGCGGCAAGCCGGACGGTGAGAAACTCGTGAGAGATTACACCGAGCGGGGTTCCATTCTCGACCTGCTCGATCCAGTACTTCAGACCTTCGGGGTCTGAGGGCCGACCGAGGATGTCGTTGTAGAGCTTCTCGATCTGTTGTTCGTTGTCCATGTTTGGTACCTCTTCCGGTTGTACGTCGAGCAGTGCCCGAGCGTGGTTGTATGCGTATGCGAACTCGGCGAGCTGATCGCCAGGGCAAGCCGTGCTTGCTTCGTTGTCGTGACGGTGGCCCACTACCACCACGTCCTCGGGGCTGCCGAGCTTGGAGTCATTGGCCCGGAGGTACTCGATGGCATCGGTGAGCGCATCGAGCATCTCGGGGGTGGCGACTTCGCCTTCTCCGATGAGGAACACGATGCCGTAGCTGTCGCTGTTCTCGCCCTTGGTGTGTCCGCCTGCGACATTCGGTCCTCGAAGCTCGAAGATGCGTGCGCTGCGGCCGATGGCCAAGGAGTAGGCGATGTCTGACCAGCCTCGGGTCCCCTGGTGGAACCGCTGTACGGACTGGAGGATCTGCTCGTCCGTCATGTGCTCCGAATAGGCCGGGCCTAGCCAGTGTACAAACACCCGGTCTCGGGTGGATGCCATGCCTCTGTGGCTCTTAGGGGCTGATGCGCCCCACTCTTCTCTGGTTACGATGTCCATTTAGATCTCCGTATCTGTGTTGTCGTTCTCTGTCAAGTCTACTACAGATCTGTCTAGCATCACGACACGCATCTGTTTGGTAGCTGCACTCCCCGTCAGCGAGGGCGCTACGGCCACACGGCCCTGTTCTCCGCCGTGCTCGGCGATCAGGAACGAGGTCAGGCCCTTGGCTGTGGTGGTCGGCAGCACGATCGACGGGTGGTTCTTCGCCTCCCGTACGAGGTTCGGTGTGCTGACCATGATCTTGCCGTCCTGCTCCCACACGGTCGGGTGCAGGGTGTTGTTCTCCAGGCAGATGTGCACCAGCTCCAGCACCGGGTTGGTGCGCCCGGCTTCCTGACCGGCCTGGACAACCAGGCTGAGGTCAAGGTCAGGCATCTGATACTCAGGGTCGAACGACTGGAGGAACGAGGTGAGGAGGTTCCATCCGTAGGTCAGCACCCTGGCGTTGGCCTCCTGCCTAGGGCGGAGAGCATAGCCAGACGGTGGCAGGTCCGGGGCTCGGAACACTGCGGGCTCCTCGACGCTGGTGTCCGCCTCAAGCAAGGACCGTAGGTATGCGTAAGCGAACCCACGGGTGTCGAGATCGAGCAGCGGATCGAGGTCCCCTCTGCCGTCAGCGGTGAGGTTGACCAGGACCATGCGGTCTGTGTGGCTGGTCTCTGTGAAGCTGTCCTCGCCGGACACGATGATCGGAGCCAGCGTACGGATGCGCCGGACACGGCTACGGTTGCCCTCGGAGCCTCCCTTGCGGGACTCCTGACCAGTGTATGCGTCACGGATGAGCTGGTCGAGGCGGTTCTTCGCATCCTCCCGAGCACCAGGGCGGTACTCATCGAACACCAGGGGGAAGCCGTTACTCGTGTCGAGCATGACCTCTACGCCGTAGGCTGTGGAGGAGGTGAGGTTGGCGAAGTTGCGGCTGCCGCTGAATACGCTGGCCAGTTCCTCGGACAGGGTGGTCTTACCGGAGCCGGACGGGCCGGTCACGGAGAGGATGGGGAACTGGTGCAGGGTCGAGCGGATCGGAGCTGCGGCGAGCCACGCCAGGATGGGGGTGGTTACGCCGGGGAGCTGTGTGCTGTACATCGCCTCGAAGACGGCGATCGGATCGACCGGTGCCTCTTCGAGGTGGATGGTGTCGGTGTACCCAGGGCTGGCCTCGCCCTCGACGTAGTGCACGTCTCCTTGGCCGAGGCTTCCCCCGTCCCATACGAAGTTGCCCTTGTAGAGGCCGACCTGGTCGGTGACCCTGCCCTCGGGCAGGAGCGCAGCTTCGTGGTCGAGGAGGGCAGCGAGCTGCTGGACCATAGCGTCGGAGCCATACCAGCGGCATTGGTGCGGTGCCCCCCACGAGCGGAGACCACTCGCACTCGTGAGGGCCACCGCAGGGAGAGTGGTAACGATGTTATGTGGGAGGAGACGACCCGAGTACGATCGTTCCCCACTCTCCCCGATCAAGATCGAGGTGGGGATGAATGCCCAGTTGGTCTTCTCGGCGAAGACTGGTTCACCCTGCTTGGTATTAGATGATACACCAAACTGAGAACCCTGCCGAATGAAGCCGTCTGGCGGAGGAGGAACGTGCCGTGCCTGGGAGGGCAGAGCGGCGATCTCCTCGGGGTAGAGCTTGGCTATGTCCTTGCCCGTAGGCACCACGATGATACGGACCTCGGCACCGATACCGATGAGGTACTCGGTCCACTGGTCTCGGGCTCCACGGCCTGCGTCGTCGGGGTCGAAGGCGATGTACACGGTGCGGCCTGCGAGGTACTCTCCGCCCAGGGTGGAGGGAGGGTTGCCTACGCCAGGCACACCAAGTACTTCGTACTCGTCACCGAGGTGTGTCCACGCTGCCCAGGTGTCCGTCTCGCCCTCGGTGAGGAGGACGGGGAAGTCGGGCTGTGGTTCGCTGAGGCGGAGGAGGATGTTGGCGGAGCCGGACATGGTCCACTTGGACCCGTCATCCCCACGGAAGCGAGCGCCACGGATGTCCCCGTTCTCGTCGGCGAGAAGGAAGACGATGGTGTCGTGCTCGGGGTGGAGGAACACTCGTTCGGCTGGGAGCAGGGCTCCGATGAGTCCGGGCCTGTTGTTCAGGGTGGTGTCCCAGGTGAGCGGGCTGTGTGTGAGGGGTCGGCCGAGGTCCACGAGTGTGGTGATGTTGTCCAGGGAGAGGGTTGGCTTCTCTGTCTGGGTGATGGTGGGGCCGTCCCACTCCTCGGCGATCTGCTTCTGGAGCAGCTCTCGTGCCTTGGACAGGGCGTTGGTTCGGTTGCTGCCGTCGAACCTCTGGATGAGATCGATGACATCGCCTTGGGTGCCCTGCCTACCGTTGGTGCCGGTCTCTCCTCGGTCTCCCCATCGCTCTTCGGACTCTTCACGGTTGGCGATGGTGTGGTAGAACACATCGAACGACGGGTGATCGTCGTCACGGAAGGGGGAGTGGTAGCTCAGGGCTCGGTGGTCCTGGACGCTTGGGCTGTAGCCGTAGTCCTCCATGACGAAGGGGATACGGAGGTGTTCTTTGACTGTGGCGAGGTCGGCTTGACCTGCCTCTGCTCTCGTTATCATGTGGTCTCCTTATGTGTGGTCTCGTTGTGCCGGGGAAGGGACTCGAACCCTACTGAGCCGCACGATGCTGCGGCCACTCTCGCCTAGTTCCGACTAGGCCCGGCTGTTTCTGGCTTCGATCAGCCGCTCTCGTTGACTGGCAAGTACTGACAGGTCAGCTTGCCAGGAACGAGGACGCTCTCGCCTTCCACACAGCTACCCGGAGGGAGCTGGCAGAGGCCGAGGATCTCGTTGCCGTTCACGTCGTAGGACGGGACGAAGTTGTCCGGGTACGATGCGCACGGCTCCACTGGTGGTGCCGGTTCGGGTACCGGCTCCGGTACGGTGACCTCGACTGGAGGTTCGGTGACCGGGGGTGCAGTGGTGGTGGGCTCGGGCTCGACGACCGTGGTGGTCGGCTCGGGCTCGGGCTCGGTGGTCGGAGGCAGGGTCGTGGTCGGCTCGGGTTCCACCGGGATGGTGGTGGTCGTTACCGGCTCGGGCTCTGGTCCGAGGTCAAGTTGGGTGAAGCACACGGCAGGTACGGCCACGCTGTCCCATCCACCAGCCGGGACATGCTCGATGAGGATCGAGCTTGCTCCGTTAGGCAGAGTGACAACCCCACGGGTGACGAGCGATGCGCTCTCCGTCCCGTCTTCGAGGTCTGCGGTCGTGATGCCCAGGACGAACACTCGTTCGCCCTGCTGCTTCGAGGAATCAGAGGCACTGCGTCCTTCGTAGGCATCGGAGGTGGTGATCTCCACCTCGTACTGCCCAGGCTGAAGGTCGACGACAACCTCTGCGGTCTTCGCTGGCGAGCCGGGGCTGTTGATGAACCGGCCTTCCATCGCTACGCAGGTGGTCGGTGCCACTGCTCCTGCCGCTGCCATGAACAGCGACCCGAGGGCCAGAGACAACACAAGAAACAGTGCGCCGAGTACAGCCGCCAGTGCTCGCTCTTCCTTCTTACTGATCACCATCAGTACCCGCTCTCCGAGAAGCCACCACCGGCTGGTGCCCAGGTGGTGGTGTTGTCGAGCCACACCTTGCCGTCGGAGTTGGGGGCCTGCCACCGGATGGTGACGTTAATCTTCTGGCCGACGAGCGCCTTGGCGATGGCCTCTTCCGAGGGGTTGGATGACCAGAAGGCTTCACCGAGTCCGGCACCTTCGAGCTTGGCGAAGAGCCGCTTGTTGTAGCTCTTCTGTCCATCGGTCTTGCCGACCGAGAAGTTGAGCCCGTCGAAGAACTCGCCGCCCTGGTGGGGGTGGCCGTCCTCGATGACCTTCAGCTTGTTGGTGAACTTGGTTGCACCCTTCGTGGTCTTACCCGGAGCGGAGTAGGTGACTTCGCAGAGCACCTTGGTACCCTCGGGCAGATCGTTGTGGTCGAGTGTGGGAGCGAAGCCGCCGTCATCTGCGGCATCCTTCGATCCGGTGTACAGGTCATTGATGTTCATGTTGCCTCCTAGGCGTTAGCGACGGCAATGATGTCCGCCATGTTGGGATTCAATATCTGGTAACCAGCACCGGCATCCCGGTACTTCTCATTCACCAGGTGCATGTTGCACTTGGCCTCCGCTGCGTGGGCGGGGTTGATGTTCATGACCCTAATGACTTGGCCCTCGAACTCTCCCCCTTCTTTGCCCACTGTCTGATAGAGGTAGCCTTCCAGCCGGAAGAACCCGGCCATGTGCTTCCTCATCGCACCCTGGAGAAGGGGGCGAATCGGTGCGGCCTCCATGTCGGAGCCCATCACCACCAGTCCATGCATCCTACGAGCGGCAGAGGGACGGGTTAGGTTCCTCATGTCTCGTACGATCAGCTCTCCGTTGTTGAGGAGTCGTCCCCATGCCTGGTGATCGAACACCGCATTGGGGTCGTACTCTCCTTCGGTATCGGAGACCTCGGTCTTGAGCTGTTTCTGTGATTCGGTGAAGGAGTCGAGCCCGAAGCTGGTGAACGGATGGTCACCGGTCTTGAGGATACGTACCCCTTCCTTGACTTGGTCGAGGTGGGTTACGTCCACCACGACGGAGGTATTCTCGTGCTTGATCTCGGGGATCGGTTCATTGAGTGGGTCCCATAGTACGACGGGAACCTGCACGTCCTCGAAGCCACCCTCGGTGTCGAACACGATGCGATGGCCTGGCATGGAGTGAACGAGCCACGTCTTACCGACGCCCCACCCTCCGTGCACCATCATGAATCTGGTCTTGTCAGTCGTTGTCATCTTGTGTCTCCCTTACGTAGTAGTTCTGTTCAAGAACGAACTCGATGTCATCACCATCATCGACCATAGCACAGATATCCTTGAACGCACATCGCCAAGAACAATCTCTGCTGGTCCGAGGATAGAGCATCGGATCGGCTGTGTCACGGGTCCGAGCGGTCATGATGTCCTGGGCTCGCTCGATGAGCTGTGCCTCGTGGGCCTCCATGATCGTCTCGGTTATTGGGATCTGAGGCACGGCGTAGAACGGGGGCTTGGCCGTGGCCGAGCGCTTCACTCGTCGTGCTTGCCGGTGACGTGCTGCCACTGGTGCTTCTCCGGTGTGCTTCCACCAGGCCCACGAGTAGGTGCGCATCTGGAAGTCGGAGGGGTGGGGGATGTCGAGCGGGCCGACTGTCTTACCGTCATCCACTGTCACCCCGCCCAGTTTGTGGTTGTGCTGGACCAGGTCCCAGGTGCCATAGACCGACACACCAGTTTCGCCGAGCGCAACCTCGAACGGCTGTTCGACGGCGAGGGTGCGGTTGCCCGCATCGATGCCTTCATTCCCAAGCCACTCGACGTATCCTTCGAGCATGATCAGGCACAGCTCTTGGAGTTTGTACCATTCCGGGTCCAGGTCGGGGGTCAAGTCCGGCACCTCAAACCCTTCACGGATGTGACGAAGCTCATGTACCTTCTCTGTTATGGCCAGCATGGCTGAGTTGAATGAGTGCCCGAGATGTATCTCCTCTACGCCAGCGTGGTATACCGTGCCGATGTCCCGCTGTCCCTTGTCCGGCATCCTCCTGCCGCTGTGCTGCGGCGAGAGGCGGCGGGTGTATTGGAGGTTGTGCAACCTGCGGCAGAAGTCCCAAGTGCTGAACTCCGACTGCCGGATTAGATGTGAGATGTCTGTCATAGTCCTAGCTCCTTTCGTTCTGGTCCCGTACACACAAGGTACAGGGCCTTGCGAACAACTTCAAGTTCTTTCTCGGTGAAGTCTCGTTTGTTGTTGCCGTTCTCGATCAGGATGTTCCTGATCCTGGTCCTCTGGCGTTTGTACTCTTCTCGTGTGGCCTTGCTGCGCTTTCTGTTCCACTCCCGGCACTCATCACACATCGTCTTCTCACGTAGGTGGCGTTGGTACCAGTACCCGGTACCATGCGGCCTACGGTGAGGAGGCAGTGGTGGCCTGCCTCTCGTCATCTGATCTCCTTGGCCTGGCGTACGGCATCCCGCACCACGTCTTCCATGCGTCCCTCTTTGTCTATGTCCACACCGACCACGACCTCATCGATCGTGCCCTCGGACACCAGGACGATGGGGCGTACCCGCTCGGTCTGGCCGATGCGCCAGATGCGGAAGATGACCTGCTCGTTGATGGCGTGGCTCCAGCTCTGCTGCGCCAGGATGATCGTCGTCGCCTTGGTGAGGGTCAGGCCCTCGGCACCGGCATCGTTGATCAGCATCACGTCGAGCTGTCCGTCCTGGAACGCATCAACGTAGCGCTGCCGTAGCTCGGTGCCAATCTTGCCGGTGACCATGCCTACGGTGAGCCCGTCTGCTTCCATCTCTCGTTGGAAGAACTCCAGGAGCTTGCGGCTCTCGGCGTATACCACGACCGGTTGGCCTGGGTCCTCTTCCATGATCTCTTGGATGGCGGTGAGCTTGCTGCTCTTCTTGCCGAGGGCAACGACCTCGCCGTCCTCGATCACTGGTGTGGCCGAGGCGGCTTGGCGCAGCCGGATGGTGAGGGCCAGAGGGTTGGGTGCGACGAGCACCTCGTTGTCGATCACAGCGAACAGCTCGTCGAGCAGCGTGCGGTAGATCTTCTTCTGGCTGCTGTCCATCTGGCACATGCGGTACTCGGTTGGCAGCTTCTCGGGCATGTCCTCGACAACCTCGGTGAGGGTGCGTCGGATGAACCGAGGCATGAAGAACGAGTCGAACTCGTCTCGTCTTGCTGGGCGCAGGCCTAGGTTCTCTAACCCTCCGTGCCAGCCGGTGCGGGTGTCGCACCAGCGGTTGCGGAACTGGGTGAGGGAGCCGTACTCATCCGGCATGACGAACTCCATGATGGAGTGCAGGTCATCCGGGTTGTTCACGAGCGGGGTGCCGGTGAGGGCGAGGCGGTGTCGTGCCTGCGCTCCCATCTGTTTGGCTGCCATCGTCCTGTTGTTGCCGTGGCCCTTGATCTTGTGCGCTTCGTCGAGCACAACGCAGCGCCACTCGAAGTCGTTGAACTCCTTGGCCTCACGCTGCTTGGGGGTGAGGGTCTTACCACCCCACGCCTTGAACTTGGTGTGCGTGGCGAGGCTCTCGTAGTTGATGATGTACACCAGGGGTACCAGGGAGGAGCGGCCGTCGTCGATGGCCTTGCGGCGCTTGGCGCAGGGCGGAGCCTGCGTTGAGGAGGAAGGCCACCCCGGTGCGCTGGAAGTCGAACAGGTGTTCGGCCAGATCGAACTCTCTCCGGGGTCCCATCTCTCGTATCATGGCTTGATGGGCCATCCATCTCTCGACTCGTCGACCAAGTGTCTTGGCGTCCTGACCATTCGCATCCTCGTTGTGTCCGAGGGGCGGGCAGTGACCACGAGCTTGCCGTCTTCCAGGTCGACCGGCACATCGTACCCGTCGAACACGGGCAGAGCGTCGGCTCCTAGGGCTCCCATTCGTAGGTTGTTGATGTCCATTAAGCGATCTCCTTGAGAAGTGGTGTGACCAGGTCACGGTGTGTGCGGAGGAGGCCGGACAGGAGCACGCTTGCTCCGTCCTCGGCGTGTCCGTCGGGGGTTGTCTCTGTGATCCAGCCTATGCGCCGAACCTTGCTCTGCTTGCCTTTGCCTGTAAACGATTTGTGTTCGCTCGGGCCTATCTTCATGAAAGGCACCTTACTCTCTATGCATTTACCCTGAACATACCCGATGATCAAGTAAGGGTCTGGCTGAGGTGTGAGCTTGTGTGTGTTGGGCCGGACAGTCCAGTCCTCTATGTATACATAGTCCATAGGCGATGTAACTCCTCGCCACCACTCAACAAACCCTCGTATCCCACCTGGCACTTCGTATGTTGATGGGTCGTCGTAGTCGGTGTTCCAATATGCCACCCCCGTGACCAGCCCAGGGTCTACAGCTATGTACCTCATCGTGCACCGTGGCACAGATGGCATGAGGTGGTGTATTCTCTGCCTCCGCAAACTAATCTACTATGGCCGCAGGGCATGTGCCTTTCTGTGCCTCGGGCTCTCATAGCATTCACCGACCGGGTTACTGGTTCTAGGTGGTCCGGGTTAGAGCACATCTTGTTCCTGCAAAGATGATCAAGTTCTCCCTCATACTCACCCACCAGGGATTCATACACCACGCTGTGTGTGGTTCGGGTGCTGCCCTCAAACCTCACAGCACCGTACCCATGAGACCCTACTGCTCGTTTCCACTCCCAGCAGTCTCCTATTTCAAGATTGTCTAGTATCTGATCGAATGTCATAGTGCCCTCTGTATCGGCACGATGTACCCCGACGCTTGAGTGGAATGGTCCGAACAGACTAGCCGAGGTGCCCCGGCTGGCCGGTAGTGCCAAGCGAACGAGGTCGCTCCGCACATCTTCTTCTTGACTACTTGCTTGCAGCCTGTATCAGGTGGCTCAGTCATCCTCGATCGCTCCCCATGTGGAGGCCGGGGCCGATGCGCCTACGGTGAGAGGAACACGGAAGTTGTGGTCCTCCATCAGATCGCACGCTTCCTTGGTCATGCCCTCCGCCTCTTCGGTCGGGAAGGAGAACACCAGCTCATCGTGCACCGGCATCATGATGAAGTCGGACAGGCCAGCGTAGTCCAGCCGGACCGTGGCCTCCTTGAGCACATCGGCACCGGAGCCCTGCATGAGATAGTTCACCAGGGTGAACTCCCTGCCTACATCAGCGTAGGCCCTGCGTCCGCCGCTCGTCACGACGTACGGGGTGGGCTGCCGGTCGGCGGCGATGCGGTCCATGTCTTTCTTCAGACCCTTAAGCCCCATAAGCTCGTCGTAAGGGTCGACCAGGGGAAGGATCTCTTCCAGCGGTAGACCAGCAGACTGCGCCATCTTCGGTGGGCCTGCTCCGTACGAGCGGCCGAGGCCCATAGCCTTGGCTCCGCCTCGCTGCGTCTTGGTGTAACCCTCACCGTACAGGTTGCGAGCAACCCAGTCGTGGATCTTGCCGTCACCATTGAGGATGAAGTCCATGAGTGGCTCGCTGCCGCCGAAGTGGCAGAGGAGCCGGGGCTCTTGGCTGTTGTAGTCGATCGATACGATCTGGTATCCTCGTGCTGCCTTCACGGCGTTACGAGCGATCGGGTCGCTCTTCGGTGCGGTCTGCACTGCCGGGTTGGTGACCGAGCTGCGGCCAGTGCGGGCCTCCATCGTGTGGATGGAGGGATGCACCACGCCGAGGTGGTCACGGGCGGTGAGGAACCGGTCGATGTACGTGGCCTTCCACTTCACCAGCCGCTTGTAGTTCACCAGCTCGGCGATGACCTTCTCCTGCAACCCGCCTGCCTGGGCCAGCACCTTGAGCACGTCCTTGTTGACGGACGGCTGGCCGGACTCGGTGAACTCCCAAGGCACGAAGCCGTAATCCGTTTCGAGCAAGGCGATGACCTGATCGTTGCTGTTCGGGTTGTCCAGTCCGTTGGACTGGAGGAAGAACAGAGACTTCTCGATGCCCTCGGCCATCTCGACCTGCTTCTGCTTGCAATAGCTCTCGTTGATGTACAGGCCACGCACCTCGGCACGGTACATGATTGCCTGGTAGCGCATCTCTCGTTCGTAGGCAGGACCGAAGTCGGCGATGGTCTGGGCGTGGGCATCGAACACCCTACGGGTGAGGACTGTGTCCATCACACCGTATGCCCAGTACATCGGGTCATCGACTGGCAGCCACTGCCACTTGTCGTCAACCTTCATGCCCAGCTCCTTGGCCCGATCGTCCAGGGCGTTGCGCCCTGCGAAGGTGAGCCTGGTGTCGTCGATGAGGTCGGCGGTGTGCTTGCTCTTGAGGGCAGCACTCAGGTCTGAGCGGTGCAGCCGGTGGAGGATGGCGGTGTCGTGGATGTTGCCCCAGTCGGGCATCTCGTAGCCGCACACCTCAAGGGCGTGCATGTCGTGCTTGGCGTTGTGCATGATGACGGGCACACCGGACGCTGCGACCAGCGACATGGCGTGCTCGATTACCTTGCCCCACCAGGTGACGGGGATGGCGTAGCCTTCATCTCTCGTGCCGAACTGGACGAGACGGGTGAAGGCATACGCCCACCAGTCAAGGCCCGATCTCTTGTTGACAGCTTCGGCATCCTAGGTAGCGTGCCCCCGGTGGAAGGAGCAGCCGATTTGTGTAGCTGCACCGGGGGCACACGATCTCATGGCCAGTATTCGTCGTCATCGTCAGGCACCCCATCCAATAGGAAGGCACCTAGGCCGATGATCAAAGCTAGTATGGCAGGGATGGCAAGGCCTGCTCTTGGTGAGGGGTAGGGCTCCACCAACATCCAGCAGATGAAGAACACCACCGAGCATACGGACATCACTATCTTCTCTGTCATGTCTCGGTCTCCTCAACCTCGATGACCTCTCCCTGCTCAAGCTGTGCTTGCTGCCTACGGGCCTGAAGTTGAGCCTGTAGTCCGAGCACAGCGTCCGTGTCTCCCTCACTGATAGCGGCGAGCGACACGGTGTGATTGACCTCCACCTTCTGTGTGGTAGAGGGGGCCTCACGTTCAATGAACTGCCTGTACTCCTTAGCGGCAGAAACATCCTCATCGTCGAGCGCTTTCTTGCGGAGCATCTTGGTTACTGGCTCGATGCTGGCGTTGAGGGCCTCGACGATCTCGTGAGCAAACTCAGGGTGTGCCTTGATGTAGTTACGGCAAGCACCAGGTGATACCCCTGCCATGTGCAGGGCCTCGTGCTTGCCGTGTCCACCTCGGATGTACTCAAGCACTCGTTCCCGTAGTACGGGGTCGGCGAGCTTGTAGTTAGCCATCGATTACCTGCAAGTCTTCCTGGTATGCCCAGCCTGCCTGCGCCGCTCGAACACGGAGCTGAGGGTCAGCGTGGTCGATTCGCTGGACGATGTCTTCGCCGTGGTCCTCGGTCTCTGCATCTACATGCACGAAGATGGTGTCGCCTACGTCAAGGGCAAGGTACTCCTCTTTGGTCATGGGCCGGTACACCGGAGCCGGGGCCTCGGTGCTGGACCAGCGGGCGATGAACGCCTCCTGGTCAAACTCCGGGTCGATCTCCGGGAGATCGTCGGCGTTGAGACGGAGCAATGCAAGGCAGTTCCACGCAGCGTGAGCCATGTGGTGGTTGCCGCTGTCCTTGTCGTAGATCTCACCCTCGGTGAAGAGCTGGACGTGGCGGTCGAGGCTGTCGAGGTACTCCTTGTCCGGCTTACCGCCGAGCAGCCAGTTGCCATCCTCGTACTTGATGGCACCCTGTTGCATGACGGACACCACCTTACGGATGGCCGAACCGAACTCCCGGATACGGGAGAGCTGGATCTTGTCGTCGTTGAACCGGAGTGCTTGGCTCATCGGAACATCCCGTCGTCATACCCCTCGTCGTATCCCCTGCTGTAAGCGGCCACCTCGGCCGGGGTGCGGGCCTCACGGTCCACGTCCTGGTATAGTACGGTGTGCCCGAGTACCTCGGCTACGGCCTTCTCTGCCCGAGCACCGGAGCTGTTCTCCCAGCCGTCGAGCATGTAGATGTGGTCCGCTTCTTCGCAGATGTACTTCATGTCAGCAGCCAAGGCATCCCTCAGGGAGAAGCCCAGCTCAGCGAGATCCTCGTTCCCGGTCATACCGGTGGGATCGAAACCCTCGGCAAGGTCACGCTCGGCGGGACTGAACACAGTCCAGCCGTCCGCACGTAGAAGCTCGGTAGCGGTGCTGAACGCTGGGAAGTTGAACTCAGGCATCGAGCGCATCTTACCCGCTACATAGATATGTCCTCTAGTCATAGTGAAACTCCTTGGTTGCTTGTTGATGTTATCGGTTGATGTTGATGGTTAGTTGATAGGTCATTCGACCCTATCCAAGTACTCCTGCCACTCGTTGGGCCAGATGGTACTCGGGTGTAGGCCGTTGGTAATGGCGATCTGATCTGCCATCTTCGCATTGACATAGCCCTTCTGCCTCCACCGCTCGCAAGCACGGGGACCAACCCCGACACACGCAGCGAAAGACTCAGGTGTGCGCTGGTAGTTCAGCTCATCCTCTGTCATATACGAACGCTCGCCCGTGTTCATCTCCTTGAAATGCTCAGGGAATATGCGGATGACGTTGGCGAAAGGGAATTGTATGTCTCCGTCCTTGATCATATGTCACCCCGCTCAAACCGGTCGAACTCTTCCTTGATCCACAGCCGCAAGCCGCAGCGCACAGTGTGGTAATCCTCTGTCCGTAGGCCCTGCTCTCGACACTGCTCACGGTACGGGCACGGCTTGATCCGTACCCCGGGTCGGCCGTCGCACATCTGGATAGCATCGGCGTAGTCCTCGCTGCTGTCCGGGTCGAGCACCTCGTCCACCTCGGCGGTGAACAGGTCGGTCATGCCATAGCACGGGGGCCTATTCATCGTCATCATTCTCGATTGCTGTCCTACGGAGGCGATGGATAAGCTCCCAGATATACCGGGTCCTAGCCTCCGTGCTCGTCCATGAACGACACTCCCGGCACGTCACCATCTCGATATCTTTCACGTAGTGGTGGCTGCGCTTGGGTAGTCCGTGCTGCTGGCACAAAGAGTGCAGGCTACGGGGGTTATGCTGCCCCTGCCGGTGCTCTTCCTGCGAGGAGCACATCATGTGCACCACAACGGGAGCAAGTGCCTTCTCTACTGCGATGGTTAGGTCTGCTTCAACGTAGTACATATGGTCTCCTTTCGTTAGTGCCGCCAGTAGGAATCGAACCTACTCTACCGGGGTGCGACCCCGGCAGTGTGCACGTCCCCTCCGTCATGATGCGGTGGACAGCGGCCTAGTGCAGGTGGTGGTATCGAACCACCTCGTCAAGGCATAGCCCTGTCTTCACCGTGTCCCGCTAAGGACCCTGCTCCCCGACACTCAGCTCCCGCTAGCAGGAGCCCGCTTCGTCGGCTGCGTTCTAGTAGTGGTTGACCTCACCCAAGGGGTTGGTCGCACACTTACCGGAGGTGAGGATCACCCTCGTAGCCTCAGCCCTACCGTGGCTGTTGATGTAGTCACGCCAGAAATCCTGCTCCGACCACGACGAAGGGTTACGCTCGAACGCCTTCTGGATCATCCGCCTAGCGAAATCCCAGTTAGACATCGTTCGAGTGGTACCTCCGAGGTACTCCCGGCTGGTACTGAACGTGTTCGGGATGGAGTCGAGGTTGAACTGGGTGCGCCACACCTTGTCGTTCCAGTACTCGAACCCTTCCTTGTCCGGCAGACGATTGAACCAGATCTCGTAGTGCTTCTTGATCCGGCACGAGTAGGTCGGGTAGTAGTGGATCAGCGCATCGGTGGACACGACGTTCCGCATCTTGCTCGTGATCGGAATGCTCGACGACTCCCGAAGGGGAGGCTGGTTCAGCGAACGTGCTGCTGCCCCGGCATAGATCTCACACAAGCTGTTCTCATACACGGTGATGCTGTCCGTAGTGTTCTGCGAACAGTACTTACTCGGCGATGCGCCGATCAAGTCCATCGCCTGCTCCATGTCGATGTGGTCATGGTAGTTGATCGTCTCGACCCAGACCGTATGGCCCCACTCATGTGCAAGCGTGGCATTCCACGAGCACTGATACAGCGGGTTGACCTTGACCTCCTTGGCGTAGGGATCGGTATACCCGCAGACCTGCGGCCCGAGGTTGGTCACCTCGATGTCGTACCCCATCTCCTGGATCAGCTCGGCGTTGTCCTGCCCCTCCGGGGGAAGAGCAGCCGCTCCGCTGGCCAAGGTGGTGGAGACCAGGGTGAGTGCCGCTAGTGCGGCGATGAGTAGTCGTTTCATGCAGTACCTCTTTCGTTGTGGGCTTCTATTGTCGCACAGACCTACGGTCCGTGTCAACGCTTGGACATGAAATAGAATGTGATAGGCGTCACACACCCCGCCAGGTACCAGAACAACCACGTCGGTAGTGAGATGTCTGGCCCCTGGAATGCCTCGGCAACCTCGTGCGTGTGGTCAGCGATCGTTGCGATCACTGTGACAGCGCCTCCTTGATGTCGAGCAACAGGTCAACCACCTCCGTGGTCTGCACAATCGTGCGGCCCGCCTCGCCGTAGGTCCTAAGGCCCTCGTCAACGATCTCGTTGACCGCCTCCGTTATCTCCTCTTTGCTCTTAGACAACGTCGAACCTCCGCTGCTCTGCCTTCCTGGTCTTGGTCTCTTGGGAGAACAGGGTCACGTCCTCGGTAGAGAATGTGCGGTACGATCGGTCAGTCGGGGAGTCCTCCGCAAGGATGGTGCTCACATCAACCCGCCCGCTTGTCGTCGAGGCGAGCAACGAGATCAGAGACTCGTTGTCCTCACGGAACGGAACGTGGAGGTGAAGGTGGAACCGGCCACCAAGGTTGATCGTATGATCAAGCAGCCGGTGGAGTTGCTTGCGTTGCTCTTCGGTGTACGTCATGATTTCTCCTTAAGGTCAGCCGCCCACGCCGGAACATGAGCAGAGTCAATAGCAAAGCAAGCAGAGGACAGATTGAACCTCTGCAATAGGGCGGACACCTCGGATTTCAACAGGAAATCAGACGTGACATCAGGCATGAGTGCGACCACAACGAAAGACTCCTCTGCCTGCTCCTCGTCTTGGTCGCTCGTCACGCCGTGACCTGCACCCTGGAACACGACGGTTCCGTACTTGCGGGCGGCATCACTGAGCTGGATCGTAGCGTCCGTCCAATCGTTCGTTCGTAGGTTGTTGTTGTCTCGGTCGATGCGGCCGATGGCGATGGTGAGTACCCGGTCCGGGGTCATACCTGCCTCCAGTCCTGGTTGTTGATGAGTTGGTTCACCCGGTGGTGGTTCCGGTTACGGGGAGCAGCGATCCCGGACTCCGGGAGTTTGATGCCCAGGCTGCTGAGCATGTTCGCCTGCTCACGAGAGACCCCGAACCCGTACATACAGGCATGGACAGACAGCCCCCCGAGGATGCGCTGCAACCCTCGTGCCTCCTCCTCGGTGAGCGTGATCTTGTACTCCGATGGCGGAGGGGTAGGTTCTGGTGTGATCGTTTCAAATAGCATGGTGTATCTCCTTGGTTGTGGTCTTAGTAGCGGGTGAGATCTCGCTCCTCTCGGCACCCTTGGTGCTTCCCGCTCCCTCTAGTTACGGCACTAGAGTCACCGTTCTTGATAGGCCGTTTGGCTTATCCTCAGTCCTCGTTCGGGTTGTAGTTGTAGTCCATGTCAGGCTTGAGCAAACCACGGTGAATC